ATAGAAGTAGCCGCTACCGTTTTTTAATTTTACATAATTATCGTAATCAACACCGCCCGGAACATCGATTTTCTGAGAAGAATTTCCCGCTGCGCCTACAAATATTATTCCCTCATTTTTTGCATCAATGATATCTTGCTGGTAATAAGATATATAATTTGTTATTCCTACAACTCCCGAGAATGCAACTAATCCGTATGTGTCAGTAAGGGTAACATCGCCAAAGGGACCGTTGTATGTTGTTCCTCTATAAATGATTTGGGATATATCAGAGGTTAAAAAAGTTGGCTGAAATCCCCAACTACAATTTACAATCGTAGGATTTGGTCGTCCAGTATCGGGATTTGCAATCTTATTTCTGTGCCAAACTCTAATGTAATCAAATAGAACAGAAGAATCTACTAAATTAGGATTCGTACTATACGGGCTGATATTATAAATGTTAGCGTCTCTTGCCCAGCCTTGTGTATTGCCGCAGGCTGTTCCTGCCACATGGGCGCCATGATCGTTTGTTGCTGTTCTATCAGATATGCCGTCGCCGTTGTTGTCCGGATAGCTAGCGTCAACATATGGGGGATACACATAAGTACCTTGAGGAGAACCAGTGACTTCTAAAGATAAACTAAACCAATCAAACTGTTTAACTCTTGAACCGCCTGTTCCGTCAGCATTTACTGCAAATTCTGGATGGTCTGGATCTATATGTCCGTCACAGATAACTACATCAACATTTTTTCCGCTAGAAGTTTGTGTAACGGTTCCGGACTGTGTAGGGCTACTATCATCACCCCAGGTAGAAATATTGGCATTTAAAGTAATGCATCTATACAATGCCCAGTTTCTATGACGATTGTCTGTAGCGGTTGCACTCTTATCCCAATATGCAGATGTAGATGTCCAACAAGGTCTAATTTCTAACCCTTGCTCTTTGTAATGTAATTGTATGTCTAGTACACGAGGGTCTGCTTTTAACTTTAATGCCTCGTCCTCAGTAAGCATGTAATGGGTATTTCGACTAACAGGTCTCCTGTTATGTACAGGCACGGCCCTTTCTGGCATACACCCGTATGCTGTAGCCCTTAGAGTTTCCATGTCTAGATAGAACTCATCAAGGTCTTCATAGTTATGAAGTGTAATTACATACTCTCTAAGTTGTTCAGACATATTAAACCTCTAATTTACAAACTGTTAATGTTACACCTATATTAGCTGTTGTTCCGCTAAGATTTGTTACTGCAACATAAACATTGGTACTATTTGGAGAATCATCATTGTAGCCAATACACGCCGGAGTAATTAATTGGGTTGTTCCACCAGTTGTGATAACTTCTGCAATAATTCCAGTTCCTGGAATAGGGTCATTTGTCATTGTTCTAGATGCATCAGAACTTCTAGTTGCACTAGTTACATATATCCTAACCCAGGCTGCGGCCGTTGTTGCAATTTTATACAAAGCATAACTCTTAAATCCAGTAATATCTAAATTAGCTGTGGCATTATTTGCAAGATTTGTTGCTGTACCTGTAATTGTTTGCCTTGTTGAAAGACCAGAGCCTGCTGTGCCTCCGCCGCCAGAACCAGTATAACCAATTGTTCCTTGACTACCATAAAATCCAGTTATACCCCTACTTCCAGAATAACCTAGTCCACCGCTGCCAACAAATCCCATGCTACCAACAAAGCCACTACTTCCAATAAATCCACCAGGACTACCATCAGAACCTCTACTACCAGAATAACCTATTGCTACAGCAGAACCGTTACTACCTGTATAACCTCTGCTACCTGCTAAAGAATTACCGTTGTAATCAGTTATTCCTATTGCTTTTATCTGAGCAAAATATCCGTAGCGCCATATTTTTGTTGTAGAACCAAGATCATATGTGTCAGTAGCCGAAGGAATAATACTTTGGGTAATAGTTGATAAAGTGATTACACTTCCGCCGCCGCCACTGCCTGTGTATCCTAGCATACCGCCGCTGCCTGTGTAGCCTCCTGCAGGACCCTGAGGACCTGCACTACCTGTGAAACCTGATCCTTTACTACCGGTATACCCACGAGATCCCAAAAACCCAGATACTCCTTGGACACCTTGACTACCGCTATAACCTCGAAGGTTAGAACGCATATAGGCCCAAGAAACGACATAACTAGTCCCCCCAACTGTAACTAAAAATAAACTATTATCAGTTAAGCTAGATAATGTTGGTAATTGTGATATTGTTGCCATCTAATTTTCCTCGAATTAATATCCTAAAATTGGGGCGCCGCTGTCAAGTCTTAACGGTGTTCCATCGTTCAATCTTAGAGTTTGATCTCCTCCATAATAGAGTTGGTCTGGGGTTATCGCTTCTCTTTCTCTTAAGAAGTTTGCGGTGTTTGATGTATCTTCAACTAAAGACACTGTCTGTCTTTGATACCAAGAACCGCCTCTTCGTTGCACTATAGTTATCTTAATATCGTTTGTTAACTCTATATTCAAATTAAGATAATAGTTATTTCCAGATTTAGTAACAGTAAAGTCCGGGTCAAGAACCGTAAAGTCATCGTTAGAGTAACTGCTACCAATGTCTCTCCTTACCCTGGTCACTCCATCTGCGGTTGGCTTTTCTAGGATCTTACCACCGTAATACACTTCTATCTGATCATGATAATTTGCCGTACTCAAGAAAGTAATTCCGGACGGAATTTGATAAGAAGTTTGAGAAGCTACTGTAACTAGTTCTTTAACAACTACACTTTCGGTTTGAGGTAAATTTTGAACTTTGCTAGCATCAACAACCCATGTTCCGATCATATAATTGTCTCTTACGCCTGTGCCTAGAGTTGCTCTTTTAATTTTAGATAAAACATTTCCATTCTTCTCTAGGTATTCAATTCTTTCTCCGGCAATAAACACTATGCCAGGAGTCTGGGTTGCAAGATTAACAGAAGGTAAGGCATCTCCATTTTCAACTATGATTTCAGTGTCCGTAGGTGTTAATGGTTGTAGAAGATAAGTTGTCTCAGACATACTTAATCTTTTAAAATGATTCCTGCCAACTGTATCTCTAAACATTTTAAATCCCACAGTATGACCAGCTGTATTTTCAGATAGGCTTAGAATAATAACCTGCTCATTTTCAATGTAAGGAATGTCAGGATCTAGTTGAATAGTTCTAAAGTCACCGAGTATTTCAAAATCAATTCCGCCAGTTAATGTTCTATCGCCTACCGATACCCAAACATATCTATCATTAACAACTTGTCTAGAGAGTTTATAAAGTCCAGCACTATTAGCTCTAAATACCTCTGTTCTTATATAACTGGTATCTACATTTGTAAATGTTATAACTCTAACATAATTCATTTCGCCGGGCATACTGATTCTATTATTAATTTCTAACTGGTCACCTCTAATAATATAATCATAGTCAATGATTGCTGTTATTGCTAGAACATCGCCAAGGACAAAATAATTTGCAGGAAATATTACTAAATTATCGTGCTGGTTTAAGTAATAATCGTCAATGTTGACTCGTTTTCCATTTTTGTATACTTCAAGCATCGACATATCAAAACTATTAGCTGGATATACCCTTCTCGAACTAATCACAAACGAAGTCTGGAGTACATTGGTGATTTCGTAATATGTAGTATTCGGAGGAATAATTCTTCTTCCGTTAACTTCAACAATAGAATTTGATGTAACTGGACCAAGTGTGCTTGGCGGTGCAGACAATGTAAGAATTCTGTTATTATCATTAGCGTTGTTAAAGATTTGTTCTCTAATTTCACTAAATCCCTTGCCTTTAGATGTAAAGAATGCCGCATAAACTGTGTTTGTAACACCCGTGCCCAGATTATATACTGTTACTTTTATTCTAGAATTTACACCAGGATCTACTTCAGATGCAACATAGTAAGGTGCTCCTAAAGAAGTATTTTCTTCGATGTCAACAGGAATGCCGTTGACAGAAACATATAAGCTCTTAACTTCCGAATAGGCTGCTTGACCAACTACATAGGCTTCAGTTGTGCCATATGTTGCTCCTTGGGCTGCGCCAATAAATCCTATACCAGCAATATCTGCAAGTAATATTGTAATAAGCCCAGCGCTGGCTCTGCCATACACTGAAATTGTATTAGTTGCAAAGTCAATTGTGTAATCTTTTCTTGCTTCTAGCAAATGCTGATCATATGTAATATAATATGATCCATGAGAAGGTATCGTTATAGGTAATTCAATATCCGACCTAGATCCAGCATCAGCAGGATGTGTAAATGTATAGATTAATGGGCTTCCTGAACTCACCCTTGTAAAGATATTAACACCTAAAGTTTCACTCACATGACCTGGAATTAATTCTTCCGGTGCATGAGTTCTCCATGGAGATATAAACTTATCCCCATCTAAAATAATTTCTTCGGGTGCAATTCCTGTTCCACCTGAAGAAATCGATGTCCATGTCCCCGATACCCAAGGCGTAGAGGTAGTTGTTAAGCCTATCTTTGTCCAGTGTCCTGATACCCAAGGCGTAGAAGTTGTCATTGTTCCGCCACTGTAAATAACATCAAGATCGTCTGTCTGGCCGCTAACTGGATCCCACAATATAGATTGGAACGGTGCCGTATCCCAGTTTAGGTCTCTAGCAAAAGGTAGTGTCTGAATTTCGGTTCCGGGATAATCCATGCCTTTCATTAATTGAGCATAATGATCGCTAGAATTTTTGCCCGGCATTCCTGGCATAGGATCGTAGTAATCAGAAATTCTATCGTAGGCGTTATAAATCTTAGGACTCTTTTGATATACTATTCTAATCACAGTTTCTTTGTCATATTGTTTTGCTGTAACTAATTTAGAAACAACACGACTATAGCCCTCTGTGTTATCTATAACATCTACAATACTAAAATCATCAGGAATGATAACAATCCCATTTTGAGTAGCAACTATAGTAGACTTGTCTTGGAAAGCCGGCCAGGTTAAACTATACTCTGTTGAAACACCCGAGGCTGTAAATGTATCAGTAACAGTAATGTTACCTATTTCTCTAGCTCTTGAGATCCTGTCAAATTTTAGGCCAACCTTGTTAACTCTGACTTTGTTATTTGCCATTTTTGGTGCAACAACCGCAGGTATACAATCTGGGCCTTCACCGCCTACTAATACAACCGTAGGATTTTTTGTATAACCTTTTCCAGATTTAGTAATCACAAAACCTACAACTTTACCACTGGTAATTATAGCTTCTGCTTCGGCAGTCACTTCAACATTATCGCCCGTGGCAGGAAGAATGTGTACTAAAGGAACTCCAATATATCCGCTTCCGCTTTGTGCAACAATAATCGATTCAAGATATAAAGTATGATTATCTGCCCATGCTTTGTACGGATACTCAGACATTAGAGCATCATCCATAGTCAATGCTCTAAATTTGCCTTGAGTTTCATCGTAAGCAACAGGAAGGTCAAAATCTGTTGTAAACGAGTTAGACGGTTCAACTAAATCATAGGTAAGTTTGTAATCTCTAATCTGAGTATGATAAGGTTTAATCTCTTTTAGATAATCCTCATACCATTGTGTATCTTGGAATTTGTAAACAGGTCGTTGTATTAATGATCCTGCTTTGTTCGATACATTAATAAAACTAGTTTTAAATGCCCAGTCTAAGAACTTCTGTTCTGTCAATGCAAACTTAACTCCGGTGAAAAATAACTTATTCCAGTTTTCTTTTAGACTACCAATGAATATGTCGTTCTTTAATCCAGTAAGAATTTTTCCAATCTCAATGTCAGGAGACTGGTCATACAATGTATTGTCATATGGGGCTATTTGATCGTAACCAAATTGAGATGCTGATAGGTTCCAAATTGCATCTTTAAATTTTAAGGTGCCCTTTTCATTAACTAGGATATCAAAGTTTAAATTATAGGTTCCGGACACACCATCTGCTGTTTTTCTCAAAATTAGATATCGGCCAGCGCCGTTGTTTTTAACTTTTACATAATCACCAGCTGTTAGTTTTAAGCTCGAAAGTTGATATGGTTGCTCTACAGTTGCAACAATATTTCTATATTGGTTATAATCGCCGGCAACAAAATCTACATAGTCCCAATATAAACTTGTGTCATAACTCTGAGTTTGTACCTTATTGTACAGCCCGTCTGTATATTCGTATCGAGCCCATCGATTTCTACTAGAAGTATCGACCTGTACAACTACAGTATAAGACCTCACTGCCAAAGCTGGTGCTTCAGTATAGCCTTCTCCCGAGCTTACTAATACTGTATCAATTACAGCACCTGTAGAATCAACCACAGTTTCTATAACTCCGCCATTGGTTCCTTGTACTTCAACATACGGCCCTTTGTAACGGCCTGTGGTCCCTATTTCTTCTAAAATGCCGTATCCATAACCAGGGGTATCAATAAACACAGAAACTATTCTACCATTCTCAATAGTGCAATGTAATTCCGCCTGCTTAAAATCACCTAGATAAATTGTATCTCTGGCCGCAAGGTCTTCTACAACTGCATCATATAAATTGACAGGTAATGAAGAGACTAAATGCTTGCTAGTCAAAGAATCTAAATTGTAAAAATCAACTATCTGATTATTTTTAAACACATAATTGACAAACCCAAAAACATTCCTCAAAGCCTCAGATCTATCTTTGAACATTGTCTGTCTAGGTCTGATACCAATACCGTACTTCTGTCTTTCAGACAAGTTAGGATCAGGAACAGGATTTCCTAGACTATCTTTGCCTAATAGACTATCAATAAATTTCTTTTCTAATAAGCGATTAGGCTGGCTAAATCTTGAACCTTCTTCAATTAACAACCACTCGGTATGCTTGTTGTTTTTATTGTCAACAGCATCAATATGAATGTTCAGAGAAATTCTTTGATTTATTAAATCTCCTTTGACATTTATTACTGCTAAAGAATCAGCCGACAACGGTTCAATGTATTTCAACCCTGATAGTTTAGGGTTAGATATTAGACCAGCTACTTCGTATGCAGACAGCGACCTTCCTTGTCTGTTAGGAACAACTACTGTATTTTTGACCCAGAAGTAATAAACATTCACATAAGAATCTGTGATTGAACTATAAACTTCTTCAGTTACATAAGCAGAATTACCAGGATACTTAGGTTGGCCGCTGATATTCATAGCAAGACCTGCAGGAGTATCAGCCATCGACGCCCATTCTTCTGGAAGATATTCGCTAGACACCCATTCACAGATGTCAACTGTACATCCAGGGAATGGAGCTCCCCAGAAACTCTTACGATATTCAATGTCTCCTTGTTCATACCAAACATACTTAAAGGAGGACATATCCCACCACAATTCACCTACCTTATCTTTACTCCAAGATATATTTGAATCAACAATAACATTAGTATTTGTTCCTATATTATAGATTGCAGGATCAAAAACTGTTTTGTATTTGATTTCTTGGTCTGCAATATTCGGAATTCTTCCTTTTATAGGATCGAACACTTCAAGATAATCAAGAACTTGATCATTAAATGTATCTATCGTCTTAACCTGTTTTACTAGTTTGGTGTTTACAATATTTTCCTGTTGTCTATGAAGCTTCCAGCTGTTTGCTGTAGGGTCTTTTGCCTGCCATACATATATTTCACCAAATTTCTTAGGTGTCACAGAACCATCCACCGTTACATCAGAGTCGTAGTACGGCGCACTAACATAAACTGCATTTCTATTAACCGATACAGTTGTTCCATATCTAATATCTTTTTCAATGTAACCATCAAACAATTCGTCAGAATAGATGAACTTATCCCCATACCTGTTAAACAGATATGCTGTTCCTACACCTGTAATGTATTCGCCAAATCTTGTCGAAGCATTATCAAAAGTAGTTTCACTAGAATCAAAAATTAGACCATTGTATATTGTAGGTCCTCTTGAAGTAACTCCGAGTACATTTCCAGAAACATCACTCTCAACCGAAATGCCAAACTGTAGTCCTTCAACGGACGAAGGATTTACAATCATTTGACTGAATGCAAACTGTGTTCCAGTATTTTTATAAATTAAAACTTTACCCGGTTGAGCTACATCATCAGTGGCATCCGGTGCAGAAACAAAGAGCCACTGACCTTTCTCATCCATGTCGATAGAAGCACCAAATTTAGAATCTTCAGATAATAACGCACTAATTTCTGGATCGTAATCAGTTAGTGTTTGTACAAATTCATAAGAATCTGTAAAAGTATTATACTTAGAAATTACAACTCCACTTCCGCCGCCGGTAAATCCTGTAAAAGAAATAGCAACTAAAGATGCATCTATGTTTCCAGTTATTGCACTGCCGTATCCTGTTGCGCCAATGACTGCGGGTAAAGTAGACCCCCCTAGCTCTGCGGTAACTGCATCTTCAGTTCCGTCATACGACAGTTCATAATCTAAAGTATAGAAATACACTCTACCATTGCCGGCGTCTTCTCCTGGAGCACCAACTAATAATCTTTTCGTTGTTGCTGTACTTCCTATAAACACAGAAGATCCAAATAATCCATTAGATTCTCTAGTCGGACTTCCTAGAACATAGTGTCGTTTTTCTAATCCCGATCCAGGACTGATAGTAGAAATAACTACCAAACCTGCCTCTGTTTCAGAGGTCACGGCTTTTGAAGAGTCAAGTACTTCTAGTGTTCCAGTAGTATAGACTTTAAGATTAGAAGCGTTAGGAGCTCCTGCTACTATAATTCCATCTACAGAATCATATGCAATAGATGCACCAAAGTTTGCAGGGGTTACTGGCTGATAATATTGATTTGGTGTTTTATTAATGTTCCAGTATCTCTGTAACTTAATAGCATCGCCTGTATTTTTATATACAAACACAGCGCCGTGACTGAATCCATTGTTGTAAGTTGGTGCTGAAGTTAGAACTATATTTGAATTTTCAGAGGATATAATCTTTGATCCGAACCCAACCTGATCAGAAGTTTTTAGTGGATTGATCACAGATACACGAGAATAATTGTCTATTTTTTTATAGACAGTCCATTTGTCGTTATTGTCAGCATCGACCCAGATATTTTTTCCTACTTCTATATCTGCAATGTATTGAGAAGAATTTAAATCGTCAAACTTTTCAAACCTCGATGATGCAAATTTAAACAATATTCCAAAGTCCGAAGTCGACGCTGGTAGAGACTTTGAGGAAGCAACTGTAAATTGATCAAGTGCTGTAATGTCTATTATTTTATAGATACCATTAATATCATCTTCAAATCTAGAAATTCCGACTATATCACCTTTTCTTAATCCATGGAATCTATTTGTTGTAAATGTTAAATTTTCTCCGTATGTATCAGATGACACAGCAATAACCGATGCTGGTAGTCTAACATAACGATAAACACCCCAGTCTCCGTTGTCATCAAATCCGATCCAGAAAGTATCACCTACTTTAATATCAACGGGTTTGAAATTTAATAACTCTTCCTTGGTCTTGAATACATAATCAACATCATCAGTTCTTACATAGCCAGCAACTGGCAATGCTAATCCAGTATCAGACACTGTAGAATCTAAAACAGTAAAAGTTGTATCCGGTGTGTAGTCTTGGTCTTTTATTGAGAACTGCAACGGGGTAACATATACTGTAGAGTCGTATTCAAAATAAGGCTTCTCTGTAACAAACTGTATGATCTGACTGTTGTCTACAAACTCTGTTTCTACTAAAGGAAATTCAATTTCTCTTTCAGAAGAATATGCACCAAACGAACCAATTCTAAATGCCCATTCTTCATTGAAATCGATCTTTCCTTGAAGATTATGAACACTAGCTTTTGCCAGTTTGTCAAGTGCTTTCTTTGTTCCCTTTTCACTGATGAATCCTTGATAGAACTTATACTGTGCAATAGGATTTAAGAAAATATTGTCTAAGTAAACTCGAGAACTATAACCAATTAGGTGTTGTGCAAGTTGTTGTTGACTTAGATCAAAGTTATCTATATCTAGACTGTAAAAATCTTCAAACTGATTAATTTT